GGAAGCGACCTATCAAGAAGAAATAGATTATATTGTTACAAATGAGAAAAGAAATAAACTTATAACTAATCTTGCCTTAGACCAGAAAGGTAATTCTCTGGTATTATTCCAATTCGTAGAGAAACATGGTAAACCTTTATTTGATATGATTAAGGATAAAGCGGGTGACCGACCAGTATATTATGTAAGTGGTGAGGTAGAGGCAAAAGACCGAGAACAGATACGTGGTATCGTAGAGGGACAAAAGAATGCAATTATTGTTGCTAGTTTGGGGACTTTCAGTACTGGTATTAATATTAGGAATCTTCATAATATAGTATTCGCATCACCTAGTAAGAGTCAAGTTAAGGTACTGCAATCGATTGGGCGTGGACTGAGGAAGTCTGACGATGGTTCTGTGACCAAATTATACGATATAGCGGATGACTTACATATAAAATCACACAAGAACTTTACGTTGAGACACTCAGCAGAACGTATTAAAATATACACCAAGGAACAATTCCCATATAAGATTTATAAACTTGACTTGAAATGAACCAAATACCTATAGTAGAGAGAAGACCTCGTGGATTATTATTTGGTGGGTTTACCTCTCCCGATGAAAGACATGAAGAATATGCAAAGGAGATTCACACTGACTCAGAAATGGTGGTGCAAGGAATCTTTAATGGTATAGAAGCATTTCGTAGTTTTGGTAATCACAGAATCGCAACCCATATTAGAAAACATGGATGGGATGTAGAATGTATCGATTACAGTATATTCTTTACTAATGATGAACTATCTGAAATACTACGTACCAGAGTAACCAAGGATACTTTGTTTATTGGTTTCAGTATGATGTTCCATACGATGGCAACCGAACGACTTGTATGGTTTACCAATCACATAAGAGAAAACTATCCGTGGGTAACACTCGTTGCGGGTGGACAAAAGACTTGGACAGTTACATGTGTTGAAGCAGATTATTATATCACTGGTAATGGTGAGTATGCAATGAGTGCTTTGTGCAAATATCTCACAGGTGAAGGAGAAGACCTAAAGGTACACAAGACATTGAAGAATGGTGGTAAGTTGATTACCGCACAACACAGTTATCCGTGTTTCCCTAAGAGAGATGCAAACATATCATTCGAAGAACGTGACCATATCAAACCTAGTGAGACAATAAATATTGAGTTTGCACGGGGGTGTATCTTTGAGTGTAAATATTGTTCGTTCCCTCTGTTGGGTATGAAACAAGATACGACCCGTAACGAAGAGAGTGTTTATCAAGAGTTACTAGAGAACTACGAGAAGTGGGGAACAACCAACTACTATATTACAGATGATACAGTAAACGACTCGAAGGACAAGATTGCACTTATCGCTCGTGCAGTAAGAAGACTACCATTCCAACCACATTTCAGTGGGTATGTCAGAGCAGACCTATTGATTACACATGGAAAAGATACTTGGGATGATATGATTGATATGGGATTTACCTCGCATAGTTATGGGGTAGAAACCTTTAATCATAAGTCTGGTAAGACAGTAGGTAAAGGAATGAAACCAGAAAAACTCAAGAAGGGTCTATTAGAGATTCAAGAGTATTTTCGTGAGAGGTCACCCAACTACTATTGTGGTACATTTACAATGATTGCGGGTCTTCCTCATGAAACGTTTGAATCACTAGAAGAAACCAAGAATTGGGTCAACGAACATTGGGGTGGACATGTCGTATCTTTTCTACCGTTGATGTTATCAGAACCCGATGACGAACAAGCAGATGCGATTGACTGGAAGGTCTACAATAACTTTATGGAATATGGGTATACATACTCATATGATGAACCACATATAACAAATCCCGAAATAAGAAAAAAGGTTGACGGGATGCGGAAGATGAAACGAAACAATAAGAACCGTGAAAAGAATCTATGGAACTACTGGGTGCATCCAAGTGGAGATTATGACTTTATAGATATGATTGAATGGGTACACGAGTTCACCAAAGAACGAGTTGAGTCAAAAATGAATCCCGCTGGCGTATGGCAAACTTGTTTTGTCCATGCAGAAGTATGGGAGAATCCCAAGGAAGGATATAAATATTATAAACAGGGACACGAAAATTTACCAGTTAAAGGTCTGATAAATATAATCAGAAACTATAAACTAAACAAAATGGAATTACAATGAGTTACAGAGAAGAGTTCGAATTAAGACAATTTAAATTAACCTCTGGGGAAGAGATTGTTGCGGAGATTCTCCAGTGGAATGAAGAAGTTCATGGTAGTCTTGAGATTGTGATTAGAAAAGCAATGAGACTAAAATTAGTTGAGACCGAAGAAGGTATCAAGTATTACTCGTTTCGACCTTGGATGGTTTACCAAGAACATCCCGAAGATATTCTTATCTTGAATGGGAACAATGTTATTGGTATAGCATTTCCACCCGATACGTTGGTCTTGCAATACGATACCGCAGTCAAAGAAATGACTGTTATGAACGAAGAAAGAGAACAAGAATTCACTCAACAACTTGCTGATAAAGTTCATAAAGGAAGATTTGCACAAAGAAAACCACGTGCATCAAATGAAGATGGATTGAAAGAATTCTTACAACAGGATAGTGGGAGTAATGTTATCAGTATGTTTGGTGACATAGACCCGACAAAAATACACTAATGCTTAAACTTCGTAATGTACATGATGATTATATCTTTATCAAGATGCTTGATGATGAAGATATGAATATGAGGATAGTTGACCGACTTAATTCATTGGATGAACGCATTCTAGATACTAATGTAGAGTCGGGAATTATTCCCGCAGTAAAACAGTTTCCTGAATTTCAAAAACTACAAACAATCGTAGAAAACTTTTGTAAAGAATCTTCAGAAAAGATACAGTTAGATTGGTGGGGACATCATTCACGAAACGAACCAAACAAATTTTGGAATAAATCATATATACAATCACAGTATTGTAATGTTATGTGGGGAGTACGTCAAGTCAGTGGACAAATCACGACACCGCACGACCATTGGCCAACCACGTGGTCATTTGTTTATTACATCGACCCACCCGAAGGATGTTCTAATTTATTTTTTCCAACCCTAGATTATGGGTTAGAAATTGAACATGGGAAATTAGTTATCTTTAGAAGTCATTTGATACATGAAACTGTATCATTACCATTCGAAGATTACCGATATTGTGTTGCTGGAACTGTAGTATTCAGCCTCCCCGAACGCTAAGCTTATTATACACTGAGAAACAACTTTTGTCAAGCCCTAATTTAAAAAAAATCGGTATTACTTTTTCATGCTTTGACCTGTTCCATGCGGGACATGTTCAGATGTTAAGAGAAGCAAAGACTGTCTGTGATTATCTTATTATAGGATTACAGGTAGACCCTAGTATCGACAGACCCGAAAAGAACTCCCCACTTCAATCTATAACTGAAAGATATATACAGGTAGATGCATGTAAATACGTAGATGAAATTATTCCCTACAGTACTGAATCGGATTTACTAGACCTATTAGAACTGGTTCACTATGATATCAGAATAATTGGAGAGGAGTACAGAGATAAAGACTTCACTGGTAAGCAACTAGCACTTGACAATTGCAGAGAGATATACTATAATAGTAGACATCACAGATTCAGCAGCAGTCAATTACGACATATAATGGAAAATGAAAATGGCAAAGACGGAAAAGATTAAACCAAAAGATAAACCGCATTACGTTAATAATGCACAGTTCTCGCAATCAGTTGTAGACTACTGTACACTTGTAAAAGAAGCAAAAGAGTCTGGTGGAAAACAACCCATCATTCCTGATTATATTGCAACGTGTTTTTTAAAGATTTGTGAAGGATTATCACATAAGGCAAACTTCGTTCGATATACATATCGTGAAGAGATGGTAATGGATGCAGTAGAGAACTGTCTAAAAGCAATTCAGAACTATAATATTGAAGCTGCAACACGTACAGGTAAACCAAATGCGTTTGCATACTTTACACAGATTTCATGGTTTGCATTCCTACGTAGGATTGAGAAAGAAAAGAAACAACAAGATATTAAGATGAAGTATATGGAACAATCTGGTATCGAAAACTTCCTTGACCAAGAGTTAGGTGACGCACAATCAAATCAAGTTGCTGCCGCATTTGTTGACCAACTTAGATTCCGTATTGATGAAATCAAAGACAGAGATAGGGAATGGAAAGAAATTGTTAAGAAGGAACGTAAGAGGAGAACTGTAAAAGTAGACTCTGACTTGGGTGACTTCATAGAAGATTAATGAAAGTAGGATTTATATTATTGGGTGCGTTAGTAGTCAGTCGATTACTACCGTTACCCCCTAATAGTGAACCTCTATTGGGACTTGCTGTACTATCACCATATTTGTCTAAAAACATGTGGGTTTGGTTTGCACCGTTACTGGTCATGTTAATATCAGATATCATTATCGGGTTTCATGGTCACATGATGTTTACATATACTGCTCTTGCAGTCTCACCGTTTATAAGTAAACACATACACTACAAATATCAATCACTTATGTGGAGTTGGTTGTTGTGGCATGTAATGGCAAACTTTGGTCAATCATATCCCGCATTCTCACCAGAGGCACTTGTTTTCGATATAAGATTCTTACTAAGTGGGTTATGTGTATTAGTCGTATATGACTTGACATTTTATGTTAGACGGAGTATAATGACCAAATGAATTACAAAGAACTAAAGAAAGACCGTAAAAAGTTACGTAAAAAAGCAATCAAATTGCAGAACAATTCTGCGGGTAAACTACCCATGGCAGACGCAATAAGAATTGCACAGAAAGATACTGCAACCAAGTAAAGGTACACCACTTTGAAAATCGCTATATTAAACGATACCCATGCGGGTTGTCGGAATTCATCTGATATCTTTATGGATTATCAAGAACGTTTCTATGCAGAAGTGTTTTTTCCATACTTGATTGAGAATGATATCAAACATATCTTGCACTTAGGTGATTACTACGATAACCGTAAGACAATCAACTTTAAGGCACTACAACATAACCGTAAGATATTCCTAGAACCTATGCGTGAACTTGGTATTACCATGGATATAATTCCTGGCAATCATGACGTATACTATAAGAATACTAATGAGTTGAATGCATTGAAAGAACTACAGGGTCACTATATGAATGAAGTGAATCTTGTTATGAAACCAACAGTAATAGATTATGATGGAACAGGTATTGCACTTGTCCCTTGGATTAATCCTGAGAACGAAAAAGATTCACTAGAATTCCTTGCAAACTGTAAGGCAGATATCGTGGGCGCTCACTTGGAACTACAAGGTTTCGAGATGTCCAAAGGTATGCCTTGTATGGAAGGTATGGATAGGAAACACTTTGACCGATTTGATATGGTATTGACTGGTCACTTCCATGCTAAATCAACTCAAAACAATATCTATTACTTGGGTAGTCAGATGGAGTTCTTCTGGAACGATTGTAATGACCCTAAACACTTTCATGTACTTGATACTGAAACAAGAGAGTTAACACCTATTGTTAATCCTATTACCATATATGAGAAGATATATTACGACCATGAGAACATGCGTAAGTTTCAAGACCTCAAGTATCTTGACAATAAGTTCGTCAAAGTCATTGTTACTAACAAGGGTGACCCATATGAGTTCGAACGATTTATTGACCGTGTCCAAGCACAGAAGATTCACGAACTAAAGATTGCAGAAGATTTTAAGGAATTTGTAGGTTCTAATGTGGACGATGGTAATATATCTGTTGACGATACAGAGACACTCGTATACGATTATATTGACAATGTTAATACTGACCTAGATAAAGGACGCATTAAGAAAGAGGTATCTCACTTAATGAAGGAAGCTCAATCAATGGAGATAGTTTAGTGGCAACTAAGAATGATATCACTGGAGACAGTATTCAGACTAAACCCGATGGTGGTACTGAATACGGTGATGGATGGGACAGGATTTTTGGTAACAAGAATCAGAAACACAAACAACAAGACTTGACTGAATTAAATGGTGACGGTAATCGTGACCGTGGACGTTATGGTGAAGACTTGGAAAAAGAACATCCATTCCCTTACTGGGAACACTACTGTACAGTAGAATCTTCCTTAATGGGTGTTGCAATAGGCGAACCTTGTAACTGGTGCGGTCTGACCGAAAAAGATTAGACTTGACTTTATATGATGAAGGTGGTATACTACCCCAATGATAAATTTTAAAAAACTAAGATTTAAAAATTTCCTGTCTACAGGAAATAACTTTACTGATATAAGTTTTGATGACACACCGACTACGTTAGTGGTTGGTCACAACGGTGCGGGTAAGTCCACAATGTTGGATGCACTGTCGTTTGGACTATTTGGTAAACCCCATCGAAAGATTTCTAAGGGACAACTCGTAAATACTATTAACCAAAAAGGTACAATAGTTGAAGTTGAGTTCTCTATTGGTAAACAGAACTATAAGATTGTCCGTGGTATCAAACCTAATAAGTTTGAGATATGGGTCAATGGTAATATGGTTAACCAAGACTCCCATGCAAAAGAATATCAATCGATGCTTGAGAAGAACATTCTTATGTTATCTCATAAATCATTCCACCAGATTGTGGTGTTGGGTTCGTCATCCTTTGTACCCTTTATGCAATTAGCTGGCGGTTCAAGACGTGAGGTCATAGAAGACCTACTTGATATCAATATGTTCTCTAAGATGAACGGACTTCTTAAAGAGAAGATGTCTATTCTTAAAGACCAAATACACAACAACTCACATCAAATCAATCTAGTTGATACCAAAATCAATGCACAAAAGAAGTATCTACGTGACCTGAGTGCGATATCTAGTCACCAGAAGAAACAGAAATTAGATACTATTAAACAGTTACAAGAAGACATTCGTGTACTCAATGAGTCAAATGCGGAGGTCACTGAAGAAGTCACTGCATCTAAAGAAGTCACTACCGAAATTGTTAGTGTGGGTAAGGAACTACAATCTCTCAATGAGTTTGCAGCAGGATTTAAAACACAACAGAAGGATGTAGTCAAACAGGCAAAGTTCTTTGAAGAGAATGACAAATGTCCTACCTGTGACCAAGACATCGACCAGAAACTAAAAGAGTTTCATCTGAACAAGTGTAAGACTCGTGCGGGTACTATTAATGGTGCATTAGAAATGCACAGTCTACGTAAGTCAGACTTGGATGCAAAGTTAGAAGAACTCAATAAGATGCAAGACAATATCCGCAATTGGCAATCTAAGATTGATGCAAACACTCAAGAGATTATGAGTATCAATAGAAACATTGACACCTTGAATGGTGAGGTTTCTAAGATTGACGAAGGTACTGGTGACCTATCAGAAGCAAACACTGAGTTAGAATCCTTGCGTACTGATAAGGAAGACCTACAAGAGTCCAAGTATAAACTCAATGAACAACACTCATACAATCAAGTGTATGCAGAGTTGTTAAAAGACACTGGTATTAAGACCAAGATTATTAAACAGTACTTACCAGTCATCAATCAGTTGACTAACAAGTACCTACAGATTCTAGACTTCTTTGTACACTTTGATTTGGACGAAAGTTTCGTTGAGACTATTCGTTCAAGACATCGTGATAACTTTTCGTATGACTCATTCTCTGAGGGTGAGAAACAACGGATTGACTTGTCCCTACTATTTACGTGGAGACAGATTGCAAAGATGAAGAATAGTGTTGCGACCAATCTACTAGTCCTTGATGAAACTTTTGATTCATCTCTGGATGAAGAGGGTATTGAAAACCTCATGAAGATTATCTCTACACTAGGTGAAGATACAAACGTTTTTGTTATCTCACATAAGAGTGAACTCGAAGATGCACATTTCCATCGTAAGATTGAGTTCGTAAAAGAAAAGAACTTTAGTAAAATAAAGGCTTGACTTTAAATGAAACGTATGGTATCATACACTTTATAAATTACAAAACCGAGAGGAATATATTATGGAATTATCCGATACTACGATGAGTGTTCTAAAGAACTACTCAACTATTAACCCGAACATTGTTGTCACAGAAGGCAGCACACTAAAGACTATTTCAGTCGCACGTAATGTTCTATCTACTGTTGAACTTACTGAAGAGTTTCCACAGTCATTTGGAATCTACGACCTGAATGAATTTCTAAATGTTCTATCCCTAGTGGATTCACCACGACTCAAGTTCGAGAAGGACTTTGTGACCGTGGGTGATTCAACTGGACGTTCATCAGTGAAGTACTTCTTCTCTGACCCTGAGATGTTAACCTCGCCTGGCAAGAATATCAATATGCCAGAAGCAGAAGTTAATTTTGTACTAGATACAGATACATTGGGCAAAGTAAAACGTGCCGCTGCAGCTTTAGGTCACGATGAGATATCAATTACACCTGTGACGGGTGCGATTCGTTTATCAGTCATTGACAGTAAAGACGCAACAAGTAATGTATTCTCTATTGATGTAGAGGGTACGTACCCAGATGATGTTGATTTCAACTTCATCATGAATGTTGGTAACATAAAAGTTGTCAACGAAGACTTTGATGTAAGTATCAGTTCGAAACTTATTTCAAAATTTGCAAGTAAACAATCCACGATTGAATACTTTA